TGGTGCTCTTAACTTAAAAACTTTAATAGAAGAAAATAAACTTCTCTTTACTGATTATGAGATTATGAGTGAACTTACTACGTTTATTCATAAGAGTAATTCATTTGAAGCAGAAGAGGGGTGTAATGACGACCTTGCAATGTGCTTGGTAATATATGCATGGCTAGTTCAGTGTGATTACTTTAAAGAACTGACTGATCAAGATGTAAGAAAAAGATTATATGAGGAACAGAAGAATCAAATAGAACAAGATATGGCTCCCTTTGGATTTATGGATGATGGAATGGAGGATGATAGTTTTATTGAAGATGGGGATAGATGGTATAATAATGCTTCTGAATATGGAGAGTCCTCATATATGTGGGAGTATCTCTCTTAATGGATCATTACTATGAATACCTTAAACGACAACATTATTTGGCAACACACATGGAACTAACAGAAGAAAATGTAATTAGAGTTTTAGAAGAACTTATACCTTATATTGAGGCAGATGGTGGATGGTTAGAGTTTGTAGAGATAGAACATGAAACTAATTTTGTTAAGGTAAGATTAGGTGGTGCATGTTCTACATGTGCAATGAGTGCCATTACTTTAAAGCAAGGAATAGAAAGTAAGTTGATGCACGAAATACCCGATTGTTATGGAGTAGTACAAGTATTGTAATGGAATTAGATAAACAAATAAAATTAGGGCATCTTTTATTATCAGAGAGAAGATGTAGAATTTGTGGAGAAAAAAAGAATTTATTAGAAAATTTTTATAGGACTCGTAAAGATAGAGGACCAGTTGCATCATCATACTCATATGAATGTAAAGTATGTACAGTAAGAAGGATTGTTGATACTAGAAAAAAGGGACTTCCTTTTTCTGAATGGACTTATCCTGATTGGTGATTGTTCACGGCATGTTTCCCCACTGAAAATGTTGTAATCAATAAATAATTTCAAGATAAACTGAGAAATTCGGAGAAAAAAAGCATGGCGACTCAGCAAATATCTCCTGGAGTAATTACTAGGGAGGTTGACCTAACAGTAGGTAGAGTTGATAATGTAGTGGCCAATACAGGTGCTCTTGCAGGACCTTTTAAAATTGGACCAGTTAGTGAAGTAATTGACATCACAAACGAAGCTGATTTAACAGAATCGTTTGGTAAACCGCTATCTACTGACAGTCAGTATGAGTACTGGATGAGTGGAGCGTCATTCTTATCATACGGTGGACAACTTAAGGTAGTTAGAGTTGACGGTGCAAACCTGAAGAACTCGAATGCTGGTGCTCCTGTTGGAGGAGTTGGTATTGCTTCTACTACTACTCTTAAAATTAAGAACTTTGATGACTATGATCAAAGTTATACAGACATAAGTAGTGGATGGACTTATGGTGCTAGGACTCCTGGTACATGGGCAGACGGATTAAAGCTATGCTTTATTGATGATTTTGCGGATCAAACAGTTGGACTTACTACAGATAACCTCCAACTTGCTGGATTTGAGATAGGTTGTGGTGTTACAGTTGCTTATAGCGGTACAACGGTTGGTTTAGGTACGACTGCTACTACCAATGGATACGTTAAAGGTATCATTACTGGTGTAAAAACAGACTCCACTAATGCCAATAGTACAATTGATGTTAAGATAGTCTCCAAAGTTGAGCAGACAGGTAATATAATAGGTACAGAAACATATGTTAATTATGCACAATTTGATGAGCAACGTTCAATCACACCTGGTTCAATTGTTTATTGTGTAAGTACTGCAGGAACCAACAAGGGTGGTGCTCTTAGAGTACCAAGTGTTAACACAGCTGGTACAGTTACTGATTGGTATGATAATCAAACTCTTGATTTAACAAGTGGTACTGTTTATTGGAACACAATTGCATCTAAACCACAAACAAGTGGGTATGCAGATGCCAGAAATGGTAAGAATGATGCATTCCACTTAGTACTTGTAGATGATACAGGAAGTATATCAGGTATTCAAGGAACAATTCTTGAGAAAAACCTTAATCTTTCTAAAGCATCAGATACAATATCTGACGTTAATCCTCCTACAAATACCTACTATAAGAACTTCCTTGCCAATAATTCAGAATACATCTATGCAGGATGGAACCCATCTCAAGCAGCAGATAGTTTCTGGGATACCACTCCAAGAGCAACTGGATTTACAACAACATCTGGTGTTAAGTCTGATGGATTCACTCCAATTCCTACTGGTGGTGGTGTTTGGGGACAAGACGCAGCAGGAATTATCTTTAGTGCATTAGGTAGTGTAGGTTATGAGTTAGGTGGTGGACAAAACTACAATGCATCTGGTGGTGCTCAATATAAAGCAAATCTTGGAGATCTCTCTGCAGGATATGATTTATTTGAGAATGAGGATGAGGTAGATGTAGATTTCTTAATCATGGGTCCAAGTTGTTCTGCTAAAGATGAGACTCAAGCAAAAGCAAATAAACTAATTGCTATTGCAGAAGGTAGAAAGGATTGTGTTGCGGTTATCTCTCCACATAAATCAGATGTGGTTAATGTAACTAGCAGCAAGGATCAGACAAATAATGTTCTTGCATTCTATGCTCCTATTACATCTTCATCTTATGCAGTATTTGATAGTGGATACAAGTGGACTTGGGATAGATACAACAATAAGTTCCGTTGGATGCCAACAAACCCAGACGTGGCAGGCCTAATGGTTAGAACTGACATTGAGCAGTTCCCTTGGTTCTCCCCTGCTGGACAACAGAGAGGAAACATTAACAACTCTGTTAAACTCGCATACAATCCTACTAAGTCACAAAGAGATCAACTCTATGAAAATAGAATTAATCCAAT